GATGATTTAACAATAGATACACCTTTAGGAAAAGTTTATTTTTGTCATGGTAAAACAGCAGATGTACTTAAATTAGCACAATCTATGGGTATGTCATGTGTTCAAGGCCATTATCATAGTTCTATGGGTGTAAGATACTATGGCAACAGTTTAGGATTATATTTTGGACTACAAGTAGGTTGTATGATTGATTCTAAATCACTTGCATTTAGATATAACAAAGTACAAAAAGCTAGACCAATTATAGGTTGTTCTGTAATTCAAAATGGACTTCCAATCATTGAACCTTTCATTAAAGATAAATCTGGAGAATGGATAGGTAAATTACTTTAAAATATGCTTTTAAAACGTCACAGAGCCACAGAGAAAGCTACTGATAAACAAATAGGTGGTAATCACTATAAAGGCAAAATCCAGCCTATAGAACTAATTGTATCGCATAATTTAGACTTCATAGATGGTAACATAGTGAAATATGCTGTGAGAAACAAAAAGGGCGAGAATCTAAAAGAAAAATATGATAAAATTATACATTATTGTGAACTAGCAAAGGAATTAAAATGTGGTTAGGACTTGTAAAGTTTGGTTTAAAAACAGGTGCAGAAATTTGGAAAAATAAAAAAGAAGCAAAGATATTAGAATCTGTTGCAGAAAAAAAACAAATTCAGAGAGTCATTGATGGGGAGATCGAAATGGTCAAAACCATCAAAGAGCATCAGGCCAATGATTATAAGGACGAGATAGTTCTTATCTTGATCTCAATTCCACTGTTGGTGGCTGGTTGGGGAGTCTTTTCAAATGACCCAGAAATAATTGCAAAGCTAGATGCTTTCTTCGATCAAATAGATCGTTTCCCTTTATGGTTACAAGGTTTAATTATTGGTGGATACAGTTCTGTTCTGGGTATAAAAGGTGTATCAGCATTTAAGAAAAAGTAGTAATATGTCCAAATGGACAAATTAAAAATTGATGCAGTAATAACCGATTTAGAATTACAATTAGAAACTCATAACAACCCTTATGGTAGTTATGTTAATTTTAGATTTATTGATGTCTTTCCAAACTTTCCAAAAGTTAATCAAATGGTTGCAGAAATTAAAAATAGAAATGATGTAGATTTAATAAACTACGAATACACTTACACAGGAATAAAAGAAGATACAGATATAAAACATTTTGATATTACTTTAAACTAGGGTGGTAAGAGAGAGAAACCACCCTAGTATTTTGGGTCAATTCAAAGTGATAGTCATGTTTAAAAACTATCTTTATTCTTCCCAAAATTCTTTTAACGAGTCGCCAAGTCTCCCTGACGACTCTATCTATTAACTTACGAAAGGAGTAATAATTATTAAACAATAATTGTTAATAGAATTCATCAAACCTTTGAACTCAAAGCTAAGTCTCTTTTTAACTCTGATTGTTTTAAGCTAACATACTTGTCTAAATTGTTATAATGGTATCTGGCTCTTATCAACTTTTCTTCTGCTTCTGCATATTGCTTTACAACTTCTGTATATTCTTCATCAGTTCTAGCTTTATGTTCAGCTTCAATAACAGTTTTAGTATCTAATTTATATTTAAGAAATAATTTAGAATATGTAGCTTTACGACCCTCGTCTAATACAATTACTTTCTTATGCCAATCAGCCCACTCTTGTGATGCTTTTTCTAGTTCTTCATAAGACTTATTACTTAAACTCATATTAATATAACTCCTAATACGAAACCAATTACAAAAATTACATATTCTCGTCTATAATTTTCTTCTATTTTTTTCCAATCTTCTTTACTCTTTCCAAAAATAATCATGGGTATAATAACATCTCCTCTGCTTCTTGTTGTAATTGTTTTATTTGTTGTTTCAAACTATGATTTTCTTTTTCTAAAGTTTGTATTCTATTATTTAAACCTTTATGTTCTAAATACATAGCTTGTAATTCCTCTCTCTTGAAAGCGAAATCTTTTTTTAATTTATAGAGATCGCTAACAAGATTATAATGATTATCGCTTACTTTATCGACCATAATTAAAATGGAATTTCATCATCCATATCATCTATTTTTTCAACAGGCTTTGCGTGTTCTGGTGCAAATTGTTGAGCATGAGGTGGCATGGTTTGACTAATAGGTTTCATGCCATCTACATGAGGTTGTTGTGGTCTAGGTTTTACCATGACTAAACAAAATATTTGCTCTAAATTACTTTTTGCATATTTAGGTGGATTAGTGCTTTCTTGAACTTTAGTCATATATTTTAATACATACCCAGCTTGAACATATTTTTGTACTTCTGGTGTATGAAACCAATCATTAATTTGTGATAGGCTATACTTCCTCTTTGTTAAGCTACAAGTAAATTTAACTTTACTTGCCTCTCCACTATACTCATATTTTGGACTTTGGTTTCCTGTTGGAAACAATCTCATTGATAAACCACAAAAAGGTAAATCAAATTTATTTTGCTGATACATTTTTTCCTCGTTTTAGTTGATTGTATTTTCGTACTGACTCGTTAAACAATAACTCGGATTTATGACAACTTAGTAATCCAAGAAATGCTTTTAAGTGTTCCTTTTTATATAAGATATGTCTAGCCTCGAACTCTGCACCATCTTTAGGTAATCGAACTATATACATCTTATTGATCTTCTTTCCTGTTTGTTCTTCATAGGCCAACTTATATCCATGAAGTTGATGCACCATATTTAAAAACAAACCCTTAGAAGTTTTTATATCTATGAGCCATAGATTATTGTCAGGGTCTTTAGCAATTAAATCTAAAGTTCCACAAAATCCACGTTCAGAGTATAAAATCTTTTCGGACTCCACTACTTCTAGCTTATGTTTTGTCCAAAACCTTTTAAACTTATCAAAACAACCTTTAACTATAGGGTCGCTTGGGTCAGTAAATTTTTCTCCTTTTAACCACATTTCACAAAATTTGTGAACCATAGAGCCGATGTTTAAAATATTATCCCCTTGTTTTTTTGCATTTGTTTTAGCATTTAAAACAATAGATTCTATTTTATCTATTGGTATTTCCTGACGTTGCATTTCTGTTTTGATAGCATTGACCATATTGCTTATCTTCCAATTTTCTAACATCGGACTTGCTAATTTTCCAAGCAAGGTACTCATACCAACAACGTATTGATCGTTGTGAATATAAACGTGTTTTTCTTGATTAAACTCTATCTTGTGGCCATGCTCTGTTGTTATTGTAGTCATGTTCTCTCCTTTTTGGTTGAAATGTTAAGTTATTATTGTCTAGAGGCTTTGTAAAGTAGTTAATATCAACCTCTAAATATTCAGATATTTTTTTAAGATTTCTATGTGGACAAGCATTATGGCCTCTTTCATATTTCTGAACTTGTTGAAATGTTACGCCAATTGCTTTAGAAACTCTTGATTGTGTTTTGTCTCTCATTAGTCTTATTTTTCGTATTTGTAATCCAACAATTTTATCAAAAATATCATCATTATCTTTTTCAGTAATATTCCATTGTTGGATTAGTTCTTTGATTGACAAATTGACTTCTTCAATTGTAGTATTTGTTCTTTTATTTATCATAAAATGCCCACTCCTTTTTTTTATGTATTGGCAGTTGATTAAATGATTCCTTAAAACATTTATTGCATAATAAACAATCGCTAAACAAGGAATCTGAGCCATAGAACCACGCAAGTTTTAAGGCATCTGTTTTAAAGCATTTAGCACATTGATAAGCTAAAATTTTATTTCTTGTTGATAATTTAGTCATTTATTTTATCTCCTTTTTTTAAATTATCTTTTGCCCATAATGGTTGAAGATTGGAATAGTGGAAACAAGCGAGTTGTTGAACTGGACAAGTTAAATCAAAAGAAGCACATGGTTTGATGTGATCTAAATGCCATTTGCCATAATTATCAAAACTCATTCCATCTACAAATTTACTTGAAATATAATTTTTAAACTCTGATAAAGAACAACCTAAAATATTTTTAGTTTTATCAGTTTTAGTGTAACCTTTTAAAACTGACCAAATCCTTTTTCTAGTATTTTCTAAAAACGCAAAATTAATATCATTTAATCTTCTTTTTTTACGATATGAATTTTTATAAAGTTTATAAACTTTAGTTTTTCTATATTTTTTTAGATAATTAGAAATATAATTAGGATTGTTTTTTAAATATCTTCTAGATTGATAAGTATTATAATTAATACCATATTCTATTTTAAAATTTTCTAACCATTCTTTTCTTTTATTATCTTTAGTTAAGTACACTATGACCTCGCTGACTAATACATTTTCTCATTAAAGATTCATAACGAGTATCCATCGTTGGACTTAGAACCCAATGACCAATATTAATAATAAAACTAGAATTATCTTTTGCAAGTTTTTCGCATAAGATTAAATCATTAGTAATATTTTCTGCTCTTGAATTATCAAAAGTTCCTGATCTACCATTTGAGTCTATGATTGGTCGATAAGTACACGCTTGTAATAGGGTGGCAAGTAGCCCACATAAAAGTATTGTTTTTTTCATATCTTATTTCCTTTTTATAAAGTTACTTGATGGTATTTAATTTGATGTAGTTTCCAAGCTGTAACTTTTTTCTTTTCCTTTATCGCTAACAGTTTCTTTAACAAATCCTTTTCCCTCATTATGAACTTGTCGTACTGCATTTGCAACTTTGGAAGTTTCTTGTCCATTTGCTTTTTCCTTTAATTGACTCACTTGAGTTAACAAATGAGTATCTACAGGGTTAATTAAATCTAACTGTTCCTGTAAATCTTGTAATCCACCAAGAGTCATATCTCGGTGGAAAATCTGTTTAAACTTTTTAGCAATCTCTTTACTAAAGTTTGAATTATTTGGTATTATCATAAATACTTCCTATCTCTAATAAATTTTTTAATATCAGATAATGATTTAAACTTAGTCTTTCTGCCACATGGAAAGAACATACTAAAAAAACTTGTACTGCTTTCTTTAGAATATCTTGATAAACTCCATTCAGCTATTCTTGGATAAGTTTTATTAAAATCAGCGTTAAAAATTTCATTACCCATAATTATCTCGTAAGTATCAGAGTCAGAAGTTTTGTGTATTAATCTAGTTCTCATTGTACACTCCAAACGTGTAAGCAACCTAACATGATTGCAGTTAAACTTAAAGTTATAAAAGTAAAAGCTAAAGTGTTTAAGATTATATTTTTCATTATGCTCTCTCCTCTATACCATTCATTAAATCATCAACTAATTTTCTTTTTTCCTGATGTAAAAATGGTTCAGGTCTTTTTTTATTTTTGTGAGTTTTACAATCTTCATTTGAGCATTTTGAAATAACATCAAAAGCATCATTAGGATAAATCACATCTTCTCCACATTCGTAACAAGTAGTCATACTCTCTCCTTTTTTTTTGTTAGTTAATTTATTTAACATACAAATAACTTACCAAATGGGTTGTAGAGTGCAATAGCTAATTTATCGCATAAAATATAGCTTTTTTAACTATTTTTTCTAATCTAAGTTTATTTTCTTGCAAATAACAAATCACTAATATAAAAAACGAATCAATTAAAGATATGATTATAAATAAAAAATATGTTAGAGAGAATTATCCGAAAGGATATAAGTATTTATTTTCATATCATAATACTTCGGCTGACTCAGAGTTCTCTCTCTACTTTGGGTCGGCCACTAACAGGGAGAAATAGAGATGAAACAATTAGATATATTTGAAACTGATTATGAGTCAGCAAATTACACCCAAACATCTAAAGACGCACTAGCCAAAATAAAACCAAAAATAAAAACTAAAAGAGAACAAGTTTATGATTTGCTGAAACTTAATCCTCTAACTAATTACCAAATCGCAGATGAATTAGAAATGCCTTTAAGTTCAGTTTGTGCTAGAGTACATGAGTTGCAAGAATGTAATTTAGTAATTAATTCTGGTTTAACTCGTGAAACAAAATATGGAAAACAAGCAATTGTTTGGAAAAAAAAATAATGGATAAAAATAGAGAAAAATGTTTAACAGTATTAAGTTTAGGTGCTGGAGTTCAAAGTTCAACAATGGCGATCATGTCAGCTAAAGGTAATTTTCCTCCTGTAGATTGTGCAATATTTGCGGACACAGGATATGAACCTAAAGCAGTTTATAAATATTTAAATTTTTTGGAAAAAATTTTACCCTACCCAATATACTTAGTGCAAAAAGGAAATATTAAAGATGATTTACTAAAAGCAAAGGGAACTACTGAATTTTCAGTCGCACCATTTTTTACACAAGAAACTGTCACAGGAAAAAAAGGCATGATAAGACGACAATGCACAAATGATTACAAAATCCAACCATTAAAAAAAAAAATAAGAGAACTTTGTAATGTTGGTTATAAAAAACATTTTCCAAAAGATAAGTATGTTGAGCAATGGATAGGCATTTCTAAAGATGAAATACAAAGGATGAAACCTGCTAGAGATTCTTACATTTTACATAGACACCCATTAATTGAAGCAAATATGTCAAGACAAGATTGTGTTAATTATCTTAAAAAAGAAAATATACCTTTACCAGAAAAGTCAGCTTGTATTATGTGTCCATTCCATGACGATAAGTATTGGCAGTTTATGAAAACAAAAAGACCTGAAGAATTTGCTGATGCAGTAGAATTAGATAAAGAAATAAGAACATTAAGTAAAAATCCAAACATTAAAAATTATGTACACAAAAGTTGTAAGCCTTTAGATGAAGTAAATTTTAATCCAAATGAAAATCAATTAGATATGTTTAACAATGAGTGCGAGGGCCTTTGTGGAGTTTAGATGTCAAAGAAAAAAGTAGCAACAAAAGCCGAGAGAGAGCATATGAGCAAGGTTGCTAGTTTAGGGTGCTTGGTATGTCAAAGACCAGCTAATGTTCATCACATAAGGCCTATAGGCTTGGGAATGGCTATGAGATCGAGCCACTACCAAACTATTCCTTTATGCTACGACCATCATCAAGGACAATTCAGTATTCATAATTGTAAAAAAGAATTTGAAGATACTTATGGTACTGAACAAGAGTTATTAAATAAAACACTTATGGAGTTAGAAATTTTAGAAAAAGTAAATGATCTATTCGGAGGCAACAATGGCTGAAATGAGAGAAGAACATTTTGAGGTAGTATCTAGAAATCGTGCTAGAGAATATGAAAAACAAAAAAAGACCATAAACATAATTAAAACATTATTAAACAGATATACAAAAAAACAACTAATCGAATTAATCGAGAAAGAGAGTAAGTATGGCTAAAAAACGAGGCTATTTTATTTTATATAGGGATATATATTCAAGCCCAATATTTAAAAATTTATTACAAGCATCTTGTTGGATATATTTCATATCATCTGCATCACATAGAGATACAACTTTAAAGTTTTTAGGTACTGATGTTTTTATCAAACGAGGAGAGTCTATTATGCCTTTACGAGTAACTGCCAAAAGATTTGGTATGACTTATTCTGAAATGAGGTCTTTCATACTACGTCTTGTGCGTAGAAAAATGATAGGCACTAGAACAGCCCAGCTACAGCCCAGCAACAACCACCCTAGCCGAAAAGTAACGATAATAAACCTTATAAATTACGACAAATATCAGTATGTGGATAACGAACAACCACCTACAGCCCACCTATCGCAACAAGTGTCAATACACAAATACAATACACAATTACTAAATACTAGGTCTAGCAAAGATAAGAATGTGAATAATGGGTATAAAGTAATAGGAGAATGGAATCATCATGATATTCTGCAAAAAGATGGTAAAAAATACTTAAAGCATAAGTGGAAAAATGAACCTCTGAAAGAATATTAATGAAAGCAATACTGCGAATATTTAAATATTGTAGAAAAAGAATAATTGCTTTATCTATGGAAAACCTAATGTTAAAACAAAAATTAATGGTTCAAGAAATACAACTCAAAGAATATAAAGAAATTAAAAAGTGGAATAAGTCATTACATTAATGCCACAATTTGAACACATTAAATTTGGTAGAAAGTTTATAAAAGTCAAATTCGAGAAACTTAAAGATTTAGATGGATATTTTGAAACAAAATTAAATATTATCGTATTAGATAGCAGAATAAGAGGTAAAAGATTATTTAACACAATAATACATGAGATATTTCATATGATTGTACACCACCAAAAAATTAAATGTAGAGATATATCAGAGGAATCTTTAGCAACCCAAATAGGAAATAATTATACAAAAGTATTTAAACAAAACCCTAAACTATGGAAATTTCTTACAAAATTGTTAAAATAATAAGATTATGAAAAACGACAAAATTAAGACAGC